CACCCGGCCCGGCCCCCACATGCCATCGGCGTTCGGCTGGCCGAGAAACCACGGATGCGGGATGTCCATCAGGTCCGTGACGCGCAGCACCGTCAGGCCGAAATGCCCCGTGGCGATCCGCGTTGTCTCGGCCTCGAAGATCGACAGCGGGACCTCCGACATCGGCTGACCGCTGCGGCCCTTGACGCTCAGCAGGGGCTGGTCCGCCGCCCGCTTGGCCTGAATCGGCACGATCCCCGCCGCCTCCGGATGTCGGTACGCCAGATCCAGCAATGCCTCGACATCCCGCCGCTTGAACACGGTGTCATAATCGATGGTGACGATCAGGTCCGCTCCATCGTCGATGGCCCGCATCATCCCGCGTTCCAGACACTGGCCCCAGAAGGCGCCCTGGACCTTCATCACGGGGATGTGCAGGCCGGCAAACGCCTCGAAGGCGCACGCCATGTTGTCGTGGAAGAGCAATCGGGGCACGCTCATCACACCGGCCACCCGCGCGGCGGGCCGGTCGTCCGGGCCCGGCAGTTCCACATCCTCCGGCCGGCACGCCGGCTCGACGGCCGGGTCCTTGGTCCCGCTGACGAAACCACGGCATTCGGCTTGGCACGTCGGGGCATCCATCAGGGCCCAGGCACTGACGTCTTTGAATCCTACGGATTCGACCATCGCCCCAAGGCATTGCAGCGTGGGACACCACCAGTTCGATGGGTTTGCGCTGCACTGGTCCTGCGGGTAGAACTCCGCCACCATCTCGTAATTGGCGAACCCGCGTCCCACCCCCCCGCGATAGGGGCTGTAGTCGTCGCAGACGGCGCTTTCGATGTAGATCGAGCCCTTGCACACACTGGCGATTTGCTCCAACGCCAGCAGCGGATGCTTGAGGTGGTAGATCGTGCCGAAGAAGAAGACGATGTCGAATGGTTTCGCCAAGGCAAATCCGTGATTGTCAATGCCAATATCGTAGACGGACATCTTCGTCCGCACGACGGACTGCCCCTTGTCGTTGACGAAAATCCCGTCGTCCGTTTGATTGCCCGCGTTGCGAAATCCAAACGCCTCGCGGCAGAGATCGAACGTCTCCCATCCGTTCCGCACTATCCCACGCCCGAGATCGTCGCTGAAATCGTCGATGGCCACGACCTCGGCGGCCCCGCGCTTCAGGGCATCCCAGGTCCAATAGCCGTCCCACGCGCCGATATCGAGCACCCGCTTGCCCGTCAGATCGGCAGGGATGCTGTACCGCTCCGCGCGCAGTGGACTCCAGCCCGGTGTCACGGTCCCATCGGGAAGTTCGATGCGATGGTACCAGTAGGGTACCGCCTTGATTCGTTCCTGTAGCGTCATGTTCGTTTTCCTCGTTCATCACAAGAGTTCATCGGGCCGGGGCCTACGCGACCGCCGGCCCGATGAACGAGTAGTCCGATCATCCGGCCGGATCAGCCGCTGACGATCACTCGGTAGCCCTCGGTCGCCGTGCCGACGGTCTCGGCGTACGGCGTCACGTCCTTGCGGTACAGGTGCCCGACGATGGCCACGCCCTCGGCCACTGTGGTCACCGGATTGAAGTGGCAGCCGATGTACCGCTTGCGGCCGCGCAGATCGACGTTGAACCGGTAGATGTTGGTCGTGGCCGAACTTCGGGCCGGCAGCACAAATCCCGCCGACGTGCTCGTCGCCGCCGCCCCCGTGAACGCCGGGATCAGATCCATGTCCGTCGTCACATCGCTGTGGGCCGTGGAATCGTCGGTTTCGCCGAGCTGGAGGGCCGTCACCGCCGTCTCGGCCGCCGAGGCCGTGCCGGTGAGCACGTCGACCGTCAGATAGTTGAATCCGATGGTGTCCACGACGCCGACGACGTCCGCACCGGACGCCGCCGAATCAGCGAGATGCATCAGCACTGTTTTGCTCTCAGGTACCATGTGTTATCTCCTTGCCAGAGATTCCTGTTTCTGTTGTGTCACACGATCACGGATGGGCCGATTACGTTCCGCCCAGCAGGCCGACGATGGGCCCGGCGTCCGCCGACGTCTTGCCGGTGATCGAGTGGTGGTTAATGTCGAACCTCTCGGTCGCCACGATCCCGATCTCGTCGGTGTCGGCGTAGCGTTCCATCAGCGTCTTGATCGTGACGCCCCGCCGTGTGCCGAATTTGCTCGACAGTTCGAGGTTGCCGAACATCAGCATGATCTTGTCGTTCAGCGCGGCGCCGGCGTCTGCTTCCGGCATCGCCGGCCATTCCTCGATCGGATAGCCGTTGAACATCAGCGGCTGGCCGGCGGCGAGGTTGGCGTTGGTGTTGCCGCCGGCGGCGCGGAGGAGCCTGTCGAACACGGCGACCTTTGCCAGCGGCGAGCAGTGCCACTTGGCGCCGACGCGGGCGTACATCGGCAGTTTGCCCATTACACTGCCCAGGATGGGCTCGGTGATCTCGCTCCACAGGTCACAGCCACTGCTCACGTCGTGGAACGAACCATCGTGATCGCCGTCGATCATCAGCGTGCGAATGCCGATGATTCCGTGATAGGTGCTGGTCCCGTCACCGTCGATGCAGGCGACGTCCTCGGCCATCGCGAAGGCCCGGGCGATGTCCACCGCCAGGTCGTCGGCGAGCGAGATGATCGTGTCCTCGTTCAGCTCGCTGCTGATCTTGGTCAGCACGCCCCATTTGGCGGCCACGAGCCGGACGTTGCCCCAGACCTGAGTGCTCTCGGTGAACGGCGTGCCCTCGCCCATCGGATAGGCGGTCAGGCCGCCCGTCTTCTTGGGCTCGTTGGACAGATCCGAGGCCATCGGCTTGATCCGCAGGTTGCGGCGGGCGTTGCCATAGGTCTCGCGCAGGTCGATGATCGACCGCTCGAACTCGTCGGGCACCAGGAACCCGCCCTTGGCGTTGATGCCCTCGACCATGCCGCGCGAGTCCATGTCCGTGTCGCGCCGGATCGCGATGCCGTTCTTGCGGCACCATTCCCGGCTGCTCGAATCGTCGAACAGCACGGCCGCCAGGAACCGGCCGCTGCGGTACGCATTGATCTCGGCCTTGGGGCCCTTGAAGGCGCGCAGGCTGCCGTGCCGCACGATACGCGGGCCGCCGGTCACCTCGACCCGGCTGCCGTCGTCGATCTGCGGCTTGGTCGCCGTCTCCTGCGGCTGGGTCATCTTGGCCTCGAACGCCTCCAGACGCTCCTGCCGGTCGGCCTCGGCCTCCATACGCTGGGCCTCCTTCATGTGACCCTCGAAGGCGTTGGCCTCCGTCTCATTCATGGTGCGACCTTCCGTGTCGCATTTTTCCTTGATCTCGCGGGCTGCTTCGATCTCCTGCGCCACCCGCTCCCGCATTTGCAATACCGTCATGTTGTTCTCCTTGCCGGGGCCCAAGCAAAAAGGCCGCACCGGGGGTACTGGCCCCAGTACGGCCTTTTTGCCTGTGCTTGCGTCGCGACGCAGGGGATCAGCCTGTCATCGCGAGCCCCGAGTTGTCATGGCTGCCGAAGCAGCGTGTTTCTCAATCCTGTTCTGTCACGTTCACAATCGGCCCGGGACATCGGCCCCGGCCCTTTCCCATCAGGCCTCGGCCTGTCGAATCCGTTGCAATGCCGTCTCGTTCCGTGCCGCGATCCTCTGCATCGCACGCCAGGTCCGCTCGATGCGGGCCTGCCGCGCGGTAGATTCGGCGTCCTGTTCCTCTGGTTCGGCCGCAGGCGCATCGGCCGGCGGCTCCGGTTCTTCGGTGGCCGCATGCCGCTGGCGGGCCTCGGCGAGGATCTCCTCGGCCCGGGCCTTGACGGTCGCGGCGGTGTTCGCCGGCCAGACGACCGGCCCCAGCTCATAGAGCCGGCCGACCTTGGTGATCGTCCGTCGCGGCGGATCATCGTCCTTGAACTCCCACGTGTCCTCGACATTGCTGAACATGAACGAAGAGCCCTTGATCGTCCCGCCCCGAACCTTCTCATAGACCCGTCGCCCGTCCGAGTCGGTGACATCCGCCTCGTATTGCAGACCGACCGTGTTGGAGGTCAGCCGCAGCGTCCCCGCCGATTGACGCGCGAAGGCGAAGTTGACGTCATGGTTCATCGAGGCCACCACATCGGTCTCTTCGTCGGCCAGCACCTCGTCAAACGCGCCGGCCTTGATCCGCTCCAGGAAATCCCCCACGGGATACCAGTTTCCGTATCGCGAGGCGTAGCCGACGAGCTTGGGTTGCTCGCCGTCCTCGGCCCGCAACTCCGCCTCGGCCAATGGGATGCTCAGATATTCCGGTTTCTCAGGCATGGTGTTCTCCTATTCGGGCCATCAGCAGCATGGCCAGGCCTTCGGGGTCGTGGTTGTCGTTGGCCCAACGCTCGCAGAGCGTATCATCGAGCATCCCATCGAGTGCGGCGTCGGCATCAGTGGCCCCCGTCACCGCCGCCCACGCCCGCACGGGATCGCGCAGCAGATCGCGGGCCCAACCCCGCTCGCCCGCCCAGAACCCGTTGCCGGTTGACTTGCGGGCGGAGGTCTTCGCCACCCGCGTGACAATCCGCTGCCACTGCGCCGCCAGCAGGGCCCGATGCGCCCGCTCGGCGTCGTCATTGGCGTCAGGGTCCGGCTCGGCGGCCGGGTCCGGCTGGCCCGCCGGTTTCATGTTCAACGGTTCGAGATAGATTTTCCCCTTGCCGTCCGGCAACGGGTTCATGTTCTCCTTCTCGCGAATGTCATCGGTACACAGCCATCCCCATTGCCGACCGGTCGCGTAGTAGGCCGTCCGCGACGCCAAATCGCCCCGCAGCAGGGCATCGACGAGGATCTCGACGAACAGCCGTCCCCGCTCGGAGGGACCGAAGAGCTTTCGGTTGATCTCCTGCTCCCATTTGCGGAACCAATAGAGCATCGTCGAGCAATAGAAGTCGTTATTCAACTCGAAGACGTTGGCGTATTTGCTGAACTCCATCGAGGCGATCTTGTGCGGCGGAATCCCGAAGATTCGGGCGCAGTCGTCGATCGTGAACTTCATCGTCTCGATCATCTGCGCCTTCGCCGGCTCGACACCCGTCGGATGAAACTTGGCCCCTTCCTCGAGGATCGCCACCCGATGGCTGTTCTTGAGGCCACCATAGGCCTCGTTCCAGGAGTCTTTGAGGTGCTTGAATGCCGCATCGCTCAGCGAGCCCGGGCCCGGATGCTCGACCACACCACCCGGCGAGGCGTCGTTGGCAAAGAACCGCGCGCCATATTCCTTGGTCGCAATCCCATAGCCGATGGCATCGCGGTGGTAGCTCACCACGTCGTAGCCGGTGTAGCCGTCGAAGCCCAGCCCTTTGATGTGCAGCACATTGGCATCGGCGATGGGCACCCGCGTGCCAGCATCATCCACCTGAACCTCATAGTACAGCGTCCCATCCTCGCGGACCTTACGCCATGTGCGATGGGGCAGCAGCGGCCAGAGCGCCACCGGCCGGCCCGCGCCGTCCCGCTGGATCTCGGCATAGCCGTTGCCGTAGGTCAGCACGTGGGCCATGCGGGTCTCGATGAACGTCACGGCGTCCATGTACGCGTTCGGGGCATCGTGCAACAACGAATACACCCGATGCTCCGACTGCGGCTCCTTGCCGCCGCCCTCCCGGCGACGGTACACCTTGAACGGCAGGGCCCCGATCGTCCCCGAGATCACCCGGACCGACGCCCAGAACGGCGTAAACCGCAGCGCCCCGCGATGGTTCACCGAAACGCCGGATGTGCTGACGCCGCCCCCGAAATAGTCGATGAACCACTGCGGCGGGTTCTTCAGGTTGAACCGCTTGGCGATCCACGAACCGAATTTTTGACGCAGGCTCTTCATATCGTCCGAATCCCCCGCGATTCATACACGCTCTGCGCCGGCGGCGCCGCCGTCATGGCAATGCCAATGGCCATCGTCGCCGCCGTGATGCCGTCGATCTTCTCGCTCGATTTGTCTTTGGAGGGCTTGGTCAGTCCGCCCCGCGTCTCGGCCGCCACGTTGCTCGCCATCCACCGCAGAACCGGGTCGCCGTCGTGGTGCAGCCGCTCGCTCATCAACAACTGCATCAGCTCGCGAAACGGCGCCGCCATGCTCAGGATGCCCTGGCGAAACGCCACCACACGCTCTTCGCCGAACCGCCGCATCAGGTCCTGGGTGATCTGCATCCCCTGAAACCCCTGGTCGATGGCGATCTGCTGCACGGCATAGGGCTGGATGATCCGTGCCAGATCCGCCCCGACGCGGTCGTAATCCACCACATTGCCCGGCGTGCGGAGGATGTGGCCGGCCTTCGTCCACGCGGCGATCTGGCTCTCCATGCGCGGGTCGCGCGTCGGCGGCCGATCGGGCAGCCAGCAGAAGTGCCGGACCGTGTAGTCGCGGCGCACGAACGCCCATTGCTTCTGCTCGCCGCGCAGGTCCTCATAGTCCACCGTCACCGGCTCGCCCACGTCCTCGCCGAACGCCAGGACCAGGCTGACAAAGTCGCTCAGCGCCCCGATATCGAGCGCCGCCCAGCACGCCTTGCCGGCGTACGCCTGCCAATCGATCTCGGCACGGCACGCGTCCCACGCCTCCATCGGGATGCACCGCTCGGCCTGCTCGGTCCGGATGTTCAGGTGCAGCCGCTTAAACGTGTTCTCATAGGCCGGGTTCTCGCGGGCCTTCTTCGATTCGCCGCGCAGGTAGTCCAGACTGACCGAAACGCCGAGGTTCGGGTTCGCCTTCTCCCACACATCCTGCCGGGTCCAGTCGTCGACGCGGTCGGCCTCGTAAATCACCGGCAGATACGCCGGGTCGTCGATGATCCCATCGCGCACCTTGACCGCGTAGTGGTACTCCTCGTTGCAGATGCTCGGCCGGTCGTAGTCGGCGGTCGTGACAAACAGCATCAACGGCTGGATGCGGTTCGCCGAGGCCATCGCCGTCACGAGGGCATCGTAGAGTTTGCGGTTGGGCTGAGCGTGCAGCTCATCGATGATCCCCAGATGCTGATTGTCGCCGTGGGCAACGTTCTCATCCGCCGGGATCACCTTGGTCACGGTGTTGTCCGGCTTGGTCAGACATCGCGTCGTCGCGTACTGATGGCACCGCTTGGCCATCTCCGGCTCGTTATTGACCATGCCGACGATGTGACGATAGAGTTTGCTGGCCTGGTCGCGGCTGGCGGCGGCGATGTTGTTGATCTGCCCCGCCTCCGGGTCCAGGAAGAAGACCGCGTTGTGGATCGCCGCCGCCAGCGGCGTCTTGCCGTTCTTGCGGGGGACAAACACAAACGCCTTGCGGTATCGGCGCACCACGCGATCAAGGAAGTCGCGGCGGTACCAGCCAAAGAGATTGGCGACAATCGCCCGCTCCCACGTCTCCAGGATGAACCGCTGGCCCGCCAGGGCCCCCTCGATGTGCGTGCAGCAGGTCTCGATGAAGCCGATGTAGTGCTCGGCCGCCTCGGGGTCGAACCAGCAGTCCTCGGCGTCGCGGAACGGATCGTAGCCGGGGATCGCGCAGAGCACGCCCCGCCACTTCTTCGGGGCCAGTGTCCGCCGCTTGCCCCTCGGCCGTCCGGGTTTTGCTGTCGCCGTTGCCATCAGTTCGTCGCTCGTTACAGTCAGGCGGGCGCAAACAAAAACGGCCGTACAGGGGGTATAGGCCCCTATACGGCCGTCCGTTGTTCGCCTTGCGTCAGCGTCCCAGGTGCCCCCGGTCCGCCGAACCCGCGTATTTAGTTGTCAGTGTCCCGTGACCCGTGACCCGTGTCACGCATCACACCCCGCCTCCGTTCCATTTTCCGGCCATTCAATCTCTTCGGCGTCACGGGGGCCCTTCCATTGTTCCTCCCACTCGCCCCGAAGAGCATCCACACGCAACGCCTCTATCTCGCCGACGCCCACACGCAATACTTCATTCGGATCGTGATCCATCACCCCGCCCCTCCAAAGAACCGCTGCTTGGCGTCCTCGACCGTCGGCTTCTCCATAGCCCGCACGCCGGAGATGTCCGCCGGCGTCAGGCCGAAGCAGGCAGCGCCTTTGTAGACCTGCTCCCACATCTTATTTCGGATGGCGATCCACGGGCTCTGCACGTTGTTGCCCTTGTCTGTGACGTCCACCATCGCGAGATCGTCACACTTGCTGCACGCCAGCACATAACGGGCGTAACTGTCACACAGACACTCGAACGGCTCACGATATCCATCCACGAGCAGCCCGGCCGCGTGCAACTGCGGAGCCAGCCGATCCCAAGTGCTTTTCGCCACTTTCCTTATGGATTCACCGTCACCGGTTTTTCGCTTCGTAATGAAACGTTTGGGGCATGCGGGCCGTTTCTGGTCGAGCTTGTCGTCCTGTGGGCGGTTTTTCGCCCTCCACGAACCCCGCAGTTTCAAAACCGTCGTCGGCGTTGGTTTCGGTCCGCGTCTACCCATCTGCCGGCCCCCCCCCAACCCCCTTATCGAAACCCGTGAAAAAAAACGCGTGGT